TTAATTCTTTTAAAGAAACATATATTTTATATTAAAATTAAGTAAAAATAATATATTTCTAAATTAGAATTAAAAGTCAAGTAAAAGTCAAGATGAATTCTCTCATCTTGACTTTTACTTGGCCGCTTAGCGGTCATTAATGGTTAAGCCTCAATATAACGAGACTGAGCTACACTTTTACCATCCGTACGCCCTGCATTAAAATCAGCAGCAGTACCATAGCAGTGAACTGATGCATTAATCTGGCCGTTAAAAGATATTTTCGAAAAATTTTCCTCAACATCTTTGGGAGTTACAATCATTAATGCTACACACTGTTTTTTCAGTACATCCGCAATACCCTGACGGAATCCTGCTAAATAAGTATTCATTACACCCTTGGTTGGCAAATTTTCTTTTTTACATTTATTATAGTGCCTTATTGCGAACTTATTTCCTACATTATATAAAAAACTAAAAACTTGTAACGCAATTTCTGCGTCCTCTTTATATCCGTAAAAACAAATATTGGTTTTACTAATTGCATAAACTTTGCAACGGAAATTTTTTGCAACAATTTGAGCAAGATTCCATTTCCATTTTTTTACATTGTGCTTGCCATCCTGAACCCAAATTTTTTTAACAATTTCATGATTTTCAGGCTTGTCGTCAAGGTCATCAAGAACAATGTTATACTTGGCCATCATTTCCTGTGCTTTAAGAGCAGCGGCCATTGCTTCGTCTTCGCTGGGGTTGTTGTTTGCAAGTGCAAGTAATTTTTTGATTTTTTCCATAATTTTTTCTGTTGTCATACTTAATTCCACCTTTTTAGTATTTACGATAATCTCTCTTTATCGTGATTATATTATACTACAATTGTGGTATAAAGTATGTGCTTATTTTATCCTCTTTATGGTGAAATTTTGTCGACTTTTAAAATAGCTATTCCGCTACAATTAAAATTGTAGTATAATAATAGTAGTATAAAAATAGGAGGGATTTTCTGTGACAAATCTAAAAAAATTAAGAAAACAAACGGGGTTATCTCAGTCGCAACTTGCCAAAAAAACGGGGTTAAATCTACGTACATTGCAATTCTATGAACAAGGATTTCGTCTATTAAGCAACGCAAATATTTTAACTGTAGCAAAAATTGCAATTGCGTTAAATTGTGATTTATCTGATTTAATTGATGACCCAGTTCATGCACTATTGCTTGAAACATATGAAAAAAGTCGCAAGACTTAATCTTGCGACTTGGTTTTTCTTAAAGCATTTATAACCGCAGTATGTTCTTGAGGCATTAACATTTTGACCACGTCCATATGTTCGGCCAAAATGTTAACGGCAGATTTAGAATCCGCTTGGATAAGCGCTGAAACAAATTCATTATTTGAACGAGTTTCGGTATTGTCAAACTGAATTTCCGGGTTATTGAAATGGTCACGTACTATATATAATACTGATAGTTTTTCAATAGTGTTATAATTAGTATTGCCATTTTCAAGCTTTGCGATTTCATTATTAATTTCATTTATATTTAGCATGATTCAACACATCTTTACATGAAATTTCCTCATTTTCTTTTTAAATTTTTTGTGCATTTCATTTTGGTAACAGTAAATTGTTGAGAGGTCATAGTCAATTGAATTATATTCAATGCACTTATGGTCAACCTTTTTCAATTCTTTGTCAACATTTTTTACCAATTCGCCAATTTTACAAGCGGCAGCAACTTCATTAAGCTTCATAAGCTCCTCATATGATTGTTCATATAGTTTTTTAGTTTCGGTTTCCCAATCATGCCAGCGAATAAAACCGTCACGAATTGCTCTCTTTTTGGTGTTTGAATCGATTTCCTGTCGTGCGTAATTTCTCCAATTTACGGGAATTACCTCCGGGTCTTTTGTAATGCCCTCATCAATTAATTTATTGTAATGATTTAGGTAATATCTTACAACCGCTCTTCGTTCAACAAATTCACTCATCGCATGATATTCATGGCATCGTTTAAATCCATGAAAATTAAGGAAATCATAATATTCGGCCATTTGGTCGTGAAACATAATCCCCTCAATCATATGAGAATTAATCTTTGTGAAAATTTCTGCTACTGTCATTTTTTAATACCCCCAATATTTCAGTTAATAAACTGATTATGATATCATTATCTTTTTCATGACGATTATTGCGTTTTAATATTTCCTCATTAATCGCTACATTTTCTAAATTTGCAGTTAAATTTGCGGAATCTATACTAACCAATAATCGCTCATAATCGGTCATCATAATTTTTCAACAGTAACTGCAAAATTGTTAATTACTGCACCTACGCCGTCAAGTACAAATGAGAGCAATGAACTATCGCATCCACATGTATTTCTGACAATTGCAGTAATATTAAGATTTACGGTGTTTGTTGCAGTCGTTACGGTTTCAGAGGCAGTTGCTCCGATAATTGCGACGCCGTCTTTTTGAGCTGTTACTGATACTGTACCGGCGGCGGTGGGAGTTACTGTAGCCGAAACATTTATGAGGTAATAGCCTTGACCGAGCATAGTAATGGTGTTGCCGTCTTGTCTAAGATTGCATCCGTATCTTCGATTTGTGCTATTAATCGGGATAATGCTGCCGGCTGTCAATGTTGGAATATTTGTATTTACTGTATAAATTGCTGATTTACTCATGATAATTTTTCCTTTCGTTAAAAAATTAAAGGTGAGATGATTACTACCATCCCACCTTTTTAATCCTCGTCAAGTGAGACGTTTTAAGCATTTGCTTAAATGTTGCCGCAGCAACCTGTGTTACAACCGCAGAATGGTGAATTGCCCGCGCTGTAAACGAAACCGTTAGGATAACGAACGACGCCCGTCATCTGCTGAGTAAGCTGGAGCTGCTGAATCTGAGCGGCCTGGTCAGCGATTTTCTGCTCAAGGCTGTTCTTTTCGAGGGCTGCAAATTTTGCATCAATGTTTGCATTAATTGACGCGGTATTAATAGCATTATTATAATTAACACCATCAATGGCCCTCTGAGTTGTGCAGCAACATGTTGCGAGCTGTTGGCTAAGGTCAGCTGCATTATTGCTTGCCTGAAGCTGCAGATTTGCCTGACCGAGGGCAACCTCTTTGCCGAGCTGGCCGATATTGCTTTGCATTTCATAGCCGAGGTTACAAATGCCGTTGCCGAGTATCTGAGTTTGCTGCTGATTCTGGTCTGAGAGTCTGCCTATTGCATTTTCAAGATTGTTAAAATTCATTGCATTGCAAAGGCCTGCCTCTGTTACCGGTTCGCCGTTTGGCATGTTACGATTACCGAATCCCCAACCATTGCCCATAAAAGCAAAAAGGAAAAGTACGATAATCCACCATGAGCCATTACCGAAACCGTCATTAGCGCCTTCAGTTGCAGCTTTTAAATCAGAGAGTGAATAATTTTCCATATAGCTTATGTCCTTTCATATGATTTATATTTATTATAAAGCGTTGCGCACCGCTTTACTTTAAAATTGATTGCAAGCTTTGCGCTTGTTGTTTGAGCTGTTCAAATTGTTCTGGTGACATTTTTCCACTGTTCAATAATTCTTGCACCATAGCTTGTGGATTTTTTCCCTGCATTGATTTTTTAAATTCGCTGAATTGCTGAATCATTGCAAAAGGATTATTTGCCATTTGCGTTTGATTTTGTAGTGCGTTCAATATCGGGTTTTTCATTGATTAATTCCTCCAGTTTTTTAACCCTGTTTTCAAGGGTATTTATATCAATTGTTTTTTCTGTTTGATACGGAGTGATTTTATAAGGGGTTACAGTTTTATATCCTGCCCCATCAGTTTGCGCTAACCAAACTACAGGAGCGGTTTCATCAAGCAATAATACGCTGCTATTTGGAGCAAGCAAAAAGGCTTCAGCTCCGTTTCGTCCGTTTACGCGTGTTATTTCCTGTTTTGTTTGTAGATTATTTAATTGTGAGGATTGTGAAAAATTATTTCCCATTCCAAAATTTGCCCCAAAATAAGGGTTATAAGGATTATAGGTGTTCATCTTTTTTGACTCCTTATCTCTTTTGTTAATTATATTATATAATAAAAAATGCACGTTGAAAATTAAATCAACGTGCATTTTTAGTGCAATTTTTATTTTGTGTGTTTGAAAATTTTAACTTCGCCTTTGTAGCAAATATTTTTAATTTGCCTAACCGATAAATCAAATTCTTCTGCTAAAGGCTCATAGCAAATTCCATCGAGTAAACGCCGCTTTAAAATTTTTCGATTTCTCTCGTTAAGAATCCATTCATCAATTAGTTTTGATATTTGACTATAAGATAGCTCTTCGTTTACCACGGCGTTTTTTCACTCCTTTGGAATTACCATTTTTCTTTTTACGAGTGCGTTTTTTAATTTTGAGAGTCTGTGACATGATTTGAATCTCCTATCAAGTTCATCCCCTCGCCATCTTGTGAATATGTTATTTCTTCAGATGAATAATCATATTGACACCAAGCATATAGCCATGCTGCATTTGATATAAATATCAAAAAAATACATATAACAAGGGCAATTATTAAACGTTTAATGTGTCTTTCCGAGCGAGCCATTCCGCTTTCATATACTATGTATGGTATATGTTTTTCATCCATGTTAAAAACTCCTTATTTAAGATATTTGCTATCAGCAAATATAATGGCGTATTATCCGAGTGCTTTTTTAGCGTTGGCGATTTTGGTGTCTTTGGCTTTGATACCGTCATTGATGAGATGATAAATCGCATTGATGAGCTTCTCGTCAACGATACCGTTAACTGTAATTTTAGCTGCTTTCTGTGCCTCTTTAACCGCCTTCAGAGTGCCGTCACCGAAACCGTTTGAGTTGTCAACCTTTGTCTTGATGATACCCATATTATATAAAGTAATCAGCTGCTTTTTAAACGCAAGTGTAGCTGTGTTGTGTGCGCCAAATTTAATCATTTCTTCAACCTCCGTGTTTGTTGTTTTACCGCCAAGCTGTGCGGTTACTGTTTTTGCAAGATTGCCGAGTCTGCTGTAAAGCCAATCGCCCGGACAGGATTTATTTGCAAACCATCTGTGTACAGTCAAGACCATTTCACCCGACTTTGGCGAATAGTTTAGTGTCTTGCTTTTATTGCCGAGCCAAAGCAGTTTAGTCTTGCCGTTACGCTTGCAGATGTCAACGCAGAGTGCAACGAGTTTGTTATACACCTTGCTGTTCATGGTGTACGGAGCTACCGTGTCGCTTGCACATTCGATTGTAACGGCTCTCTGGTCATTGGCATTGCTTGATGAACACCAAGAGCGATTGCCCTCATCTACACAAAGCAACACTCTGCCGTCATAGCCGATTCCGTAGTTACAGCTTGCCTCACAGGCTGTATTCATAAAGATGTTGCCGAGGGTTTCGACACTGCACTGACCTACTACACAATGCGGAGTAATGCGGTCAATACTGTGTGTGCGTTTACCGCTGTGGTTTGGACTTAATTTTGTGTAATTTACAAGCCTCGAATTACTCATAATTATTCCTCTACTTTCTCGTAAGTTTTGTTAAAAATATCGGGCTTGCAAGGGTACTTCTCACCGTTTACACCTGTGATAATGTAATCACCGATACTTGCCTTCATGTCGCCTTCAAGGGTATGAATAATCATTTCTTTGTCGGTCTGATATGCCTCAATAATAACAGGTTTTTTACGATATTTTGCCATAATAAAATCACTTGCCTTTCTTGCTTTTGTTATACTGACTTGTTGAGATTCCAAGAATTACGCCTAAAAATGTACTAATAGCTGTAATAGTACCGATTACCTGTTCAGCGTATGGAAATCCCCAAATGCCTGATAGTGTGAAATAAAGTGTGCCGATTGCAGGAAGTGCAATCATTGTTACCCATTTCAATACATTATACAACTTGTCATTGATTTTCATTTTAATATCCTCCTTATTTGTTTATATCCTCGAGGTCATTAATCCGATGATTAATGACCTTGATTTCTTCATCGAGAATTGCACCATGTTGTTCAAGCTTATATGTACGCTCAATGATGGTGTTATGTTTATTAACTTTATTTTCAAGCTGTTCAATGCGGTAATTTGACAGTCGAGTGTTGATAAAAATACCGCCAAATGTACCGAGAGCAGTTCCCCCAAATGAAATTAAAGCAATTATTAACTCAGTCGGCATTGCAAGAATCCTCCTTAATTTTGTTCATTCACTACTTGTTCATTTTTTGAATTTATAGGATTTACAATCCAGTCGCAATGGTCGGCTGGTGCGGAATACATCTTCTTGATATCTGATATGTTGACACAACTATCAATTGTTAATACATTCGGTGTGTCAGCATATGCTCCTTTGAGCGTGCGTGCCTGTATTTCTGTCCCGCCGAAATCACAATCTTTGAAAGTGATTTTTGCGCCAACTTTAATAGGTAAGCCAAAATCGCTGTTATCGGCATTATCGTGACTTTGATAACCTATCGTGCAATGCGTAGGTATGATTTTACAGTTTTCAATCAAGCCGACTTCGCCAAAACTGTGTCCGCAGCCAAAAACTGGTACTGTTGTCTTATTCGCATAATCCACACAATCAGCACGACCGCCCCAAATAAAGGTACAGTGTCCCACAACCCAATTTGTTGCATAACCTGTTCCGCCACTTTCAAGATGTAAACCGTATCTGATGTTTTTACAGTCAAATGTAAATCCTTTGATGTGCGTATGAACATTCAAATCAAGATGGAATGGGCACTTTTTAATAATGTCTTCAGATTTTAATGTAGATTTATCAAAGCCTGTTGCTCCGTCCCATTTGATTATTGTTGCGGCAGGATTATAAATGTTTTCGGATTCGTAGTAAACATAATCCTTAGTCATTATGCCACGGTAACCGACCAAGCCGACATCTGACATTCCCGCATATTTGTCCTGCAAATCCGTATATGTACCCGCCATAACAATAATCGTATAACGATTATGGTAACTGTTGTCTGATATACTGTTGTTAGCTGACAAAATAGAATTAAATTTTGTTTCTCCAAATCCTTCGGTATCTTTGTTGTAGTTGTTAGAAACATACAAATAGTGCATTGTGTAGTCAGGGCCTTGATATAATGTGGGCTTAATTTTTTTGACAATCTTTTCGGGGTTAACATATGCAGTCTTTTGGTTGTTTTCCTCAATTTGCAAATAACAGCTATTTGTTGTTAACCTATCGGCAGCAATGGCAACCTTAATATGGTCAATAATGATATCTTTTGTGGGAGTGTATGTGGCTGCTGCATTTTTAAGAGCACTCGCCTCAGATAGTAACCATTTCGAGTCGATAACTGTTTGACCGTGCGCAGGATAAAATACACATCCGGTGTTGTTGGTTGTAAAATTTTGGAGCGATAGGCAGTAATGTTTATTGGCTTGTAACGCTATCGGTGTTTTAAGTGGTAAAAATACATTGATAGCCGCTGTAGATGTTCCAACCAAACTGATTTTACCTTTGACGACCGTAACAGTTACACCGCTTTTTTGGACGGAGTAATCTACCAAATTTGCTAAATTTATACTTTTAGTAACATCAAATAACTCACTATTGTTTACTTTTTCGCCAAATTTATTTATGATATCATCTGCAAGATTAAAAGTCGTAATAACTCCCTCATTATTAATGATAAAGTCATTTAAACGCTGATTAAGATTATCATAATCTCCTCGAGCTTCTGCAATTTCGCTAATGATTTGAACAAGTGTACCTAAACTACTGGGGATGACCTGTGCAGTATTTGCGATACTATCCGTTAATTGAATGTATAATTCAATAGGCTGTTGGAGAATATTAGTATTTTCGGTTGTTGTGAAAACAACTTGAATTTTAAGAACTCCGCTTTGATTAACGGTATCAATAGGTATTGAAACAACATTTGATGAAATCGTGCAAGTAACGTGGTCATTGATTAGAATATTACGCTCGCCTTGCTTAATAACAAATATTGCATATGCTGTACAACCGCTCAAATCAAGAGCCGTTCCTGAGGCATAAAATGCAGCGTCAATAAAGCGTGTGCCTTTGTCATTAACATTTGCAATTGCCTGAATTCCGGCCGTATTCAAAGAATTAATGTCTACATTTATTGCTTGGCGAATTATCATGATTTACCTCCTTCGTTTAGCAAAGAAATCATCAATTGACATTTTTTTATCTCCGATTTCCATTTTTATATATCGCTCATTAATACTATCATATACCACCTTAGTGATTTTACTGGTGATTTCTATGCCATCGGGTAAAATTACAAGAACATTATCGCAGAGTCCACAATTTTGTAATTCATTAAGTTGACTATCATAATCGATGGTCAAACTCACCTCAGCCTCAGCATTTTTTCCGGTTTTAACATAATATGCTTTAGTCATTGCATAAACGGCATTTATTGCATCTCGAACATGTAAACCCGAACCGCTATTGACTGTAAATTCACCATATTTAGCATTTACTTCTTGCGTAACATCAACAATTTTTATTTTTTGGAATCCAGTATAATTCCGAGTTTTAATGGGAGCACACGTGATGGGTAATGTTTCAGCAATACCTTTTAAATTATTTACATTTTGGACCGTAGCATAACCCATAATGTGAGTATACCCATTATCATTGGTAATTTTTTGCGAATAATCTGATAAATTATACCCATAAAAAATTTGCTTTTTAGTGGTAGTTCCTCTTTTGTTTAATAATTTAATAGTAAAATTATCATAAGCAAACTCTCCACCAAAAGTATCGAGCATGCTTCCGGTATCTCCTGCAAGAAATTGTCCAAATTTTACATTATTAAAATCAGTTAAATCAACTGTCGCAGATGTTGTTATATCTGACGTAAAATTAAAATAATTTGCTAATGCAAAATATCCAGAATCTTTTGTAATTGTATCAAAAATATTTTGCGGCGTACCTGTAATGGTTGTACCCCATGCCTGTATATCGCCGCCAAGTGAATTTTGACATGCCAAATACTTGATATGATTTGCTTCGATTCGAATGGAGTCTTTGTCACTTGAAACCTGAACAATTTCGAATAATTGTGGCGAGTCTATATGATTTGCTTTAACTTTAAGAATCTTATTGACTCCAACTCGTTTAGCAAGAGCATCATTTTTGGAAATTTCCATGCTCAATGTATATGCTCCGTTACGCTCTTCTGTCACTTCGCATTTTGAGCATGTCGTAAAAAATCCTAAGCCATTATGATTGTAATCGCTCGCTACAGTAGATACATTATATAAACGTGGAATCATAAACGCCTCCATCGTGGAATAATTTCAATTTTAGTAATATTTGCCATCGTGCCAATCCTGATTGTATTTTTTCCCGGTTTAAAATAAGGAGCATAATCAAAATTAACATGGTTATTTAAATTTCCGGCATCATTATAAGTATTACCTGTTTCACAATTAATTTCTGCATAAGTATTAATTGATGTAATAGTATAGTATATTTCATTAATATATATACCAATTGTAGCCGAATTATTACCGTAAATTCTAATAATTGGATATGCATTATAAAATTCTGGATTAAAAATTTCATAAGTATCATTTAACGCAATCGGAGAAAAAACAATTGATTTTTGTCCTAAATCACTATACCAATACGGAATCCGGTTAAACGTTACGCTGCATGATATTAAATTTTTATATGGGTTAGATATTTTATCAACCTTGGTACAAATTGCACGAGTAAAATACCCCGGATTATAATCGTCATATAATTTTTGATATTTACCATCAACGGGAGTCAATTTATAAATCAACTTATGTATTAAATCGCAATCATTTCCTACAACTCGTGAAGGGATTGAAAATATATTATAAGTCATTGGTACATTCTCAAAACGACCGTTATCAATAACGATGTCGCCATCCCTACCTATGACATTTAAAAATGAAATGTCTCGAGAAGGAACAACATACGATGGTTTATCTTTAAGTGCAAAACCTAAATCTTTTATATTTTGTCCATTATAGGTAAAATACATTAACCCCATGCCATTCCCTCCCGGAGTGTTCTCATACTTAATGCGGCCGAGATTTTATCGGCCAATGTTTCAATATCATCGTCGTTATTGATGGTAACATCGCCAAAAGTAATTTGTATCGGCTGAGTATTTATCGGTTTTTGTGAATCAAATGTCGATGCATTAACTACATTAAGGTCAGTTGTCAATTTAGACAAATTTGAATTAACATCTTTAACAGCATTAAATGATGAATTTGTAATGCTATCGTTAATATCATCGATGGATTTTTGTACTTCGTCTGCATTTGAACTAATACCAAGCGCCAGGCCTAACATAAGATTTTTACCGAGTCCATTTTCAAATAACTTTGACGGTGAATGAATTCCAAAGAATCCACAAATATTTCCCCACAAGTCACTCGCCCAGCCACTAACTTTATCCCAGAGCCAGCCGGCCGCATTACTTATGCCGTTCCATAAACCTTCAAGCATATGCTTTCCGACTTCACCCATTTTGCCAAATAGTGAGCCGAATGCTTTTATAATTCCCACAATAATTTTTGGAATTGCTTTTATAATGCCTTTTATAATTTCGGGCAAATTTTCAACAATCGAAACAAATAACTCAACACCCATATCAACAATACCATCAATATTATCGTCAAAAGCATCAAGAATTCCATTAATGATTTGCGGGATTGCTTCAACAATATCGAGGATTATTTCTGGTAAGTTATTAATTAATGCCGTTAATAATTCAAAACCTGCCTGAATTATTTGCGGAATTGATTCAATTAATGCGGTAAGTAAACCGTCAATAATTTGCGGAATCGCCTCAACAAGCGCGCTAATGATATCGGGCAATGCGTCAGTGAGTGACGTTAATAAATCAATGCCCGCTTGAATTATTTGCGGAATACAGTTTAAAAGCATTGTCACAATGCTGGTAACGAGTGTCGGGATTTCAGTTGATAATAGGGGAATTACTGCTTGAATTATTTGCGGAATTGCCCCCAAAATAAACGTAATGATTTGATTAATCATTACAGGTAACGCCTCAATTAAAATAGGCAGTGCTTCCATAAGTCCTTCGGCAAGTCCCTCAATCAATTGTAATGCCAAATTAAGTAGCAACGGCAATTGTTCAATGATTAAATTGCAAACTTGCAATATCATTTCAGTAATTTGAGGAACTAATTCCGGTAAAGCCTCGATGAGAGCCTCACCGAGTGACATAAGTAATTGCATACTGGCATCAACAAATGTTGGTAAGCCATCAATTAAGGTTTTTGCAGCAGACTGTAAAATTGAAGTAATTACCGGCGCCAATTGCGGGATAATTTCTGTAATTGCTGTGAGAACTTGAGGAATCAACTCTACGATTGTATTAGTGATTGTGGGCATGCTGTCCTTTAGAAGTTTTGGAATTTCATTCATAACTTCTGGGAGTAATTCATCAATCATTTTTCCGATTCCCACAAGTGCTTGCTCAGCAATAGGAATTATGTTTTTTAAAAATGTGGTAGTAGAATCAACAACATTTGAAACTAATTTTCCGATGTCGGCATCTTTATTGCCCAAGCCTGCAATCAAATTTTGAATTGCAGATTTAGTCATACTTAAAGAACCCTGGATAGTAGTGCTCGCTTCTTTTGCAGTGGTTCCAGTAATACCCATTTCTGTTTGAACAACATGGATAGCATCAACAATATCGGAATATGACGAAATATCATATTTTATGCCTGAAATTTTTTGGGCGTCTTTAAGAAGTCGCTCCATTTCCTCTTTAGTACCGCCGTAGCCAAGTTTGAGGTTATCAAGCATGGTATAATTTTGCTTTGAGAATCCTTTATAAGCATTCTCAACATCCTCCATGTTTGAGCCCATTTTATTAACATTATCTGACATATCAGTTAATGCTTTATTGGCTTGTTTTGCGGCTTTGTTTGTATCTCCGTTAAGGGACTGTAACAGTGACGCCGAAAACGATGTAACCGTTGTCATATATTCATTTGCCGACATTCCCGCAGTTTTATATGCGTTTGCTGCATATTTCTGAACGGTGCTTGATGATTTTTTAAAAAGTGTATCAACACCGCCGACAAGCTGTTCATAGTCACTGTATGCACTAACCGATGATTTAACAAGGGCACTGATTCCCGTTGCAGCGGCACTAGTAGCTAAAACTGCACCCTTGCCTAAAGTGGAAAAAATTCCCTTTAATTTACTGCCCAATCCACTAAATGATGTTGCTTTATCCGCAACATCATTCATTGCAGCTTTGGCGTTATCCAAACCTTTTTCATACTCCGATGAGTCAAGGCTAATTTTTGCCGCCAAATCAAAAACATCCAATTAGTTCACCACCAATCCGCCTTTTTTGATTACGTCAAGAGCAATTTCATCTGGTGTTCGTGTATCGATTTTGTGATTCATAATGTCACAAAATCTAACGGTTAATGCTTGCTGACGCCCCATGTAAAATAATGTGTCGGTCAAATATGTACGATATGCCATCTCTTTTTGCGCTTCTACATATTTCGCACTCACATAATTTAAAAAATGGCGAGTATCACGTTTTCCCCGATACTCGCCGTAACAGGTCCAAAAAATGCACCGACCGTCTTCCGACCTGATTATTTGAAAAAACTCATTAAATCTTTATCATTGAGTAATGCCATGACTTTACTCGGGAGAGTAAGAAAATTGCATTCATACTCTTCAACGGGTACGCCGTCCATAATTGCAAGAATTTCAATAATTTCTGATTTATGGTTTTTAAGTACATATTTAATTAACGAGATTCTCGGCCCGTCGATTAATTCCTTGATTTTTTCATCAGCAAGAATTTTTGTAGCGGGTTCAAGAATATCGGCAAGTAACTCAATTGCTGCTTCATTTTTATACTCAGAAAGTTTCATGATTAGCTCTCCCCTTCTGCCGTGCCGGCTTTTACATAAATTTCAAACGGAACTGTCTCGGGCGCGTCAATCGAATAATGACCTGTAAATTCAAATGCAAATTGACCTTTGGCCTTATCACTTGACTGAACTTGAAAACCTGCAGTAGAGAGTCCATTCATAAGATGGATTGCACAAAAACCGCCATTTTTTGCACCGTTCAAGTCTGAATAGTCACCGACCCACCAAATATCGCTGAAATCATCGGAATTAATTTCATTTCGTGGGATAATGTGTGTTGGGTCACTTGATTCTGTATCAGCAGCACCAACCAGCGTTTTAGCCATTGAGGCGCTAACCGTCGCAAATGTACCTGACATTTTAGCTTCCCAAGAATCAAGGCGCTTAAGCTCTTTTGTGTTTTTTGGGCAATTGTCGATATCTTCACCGTAATCGGTATAAGTTGGTGTAGCCGTAAAATTGATACCGCCAGATGTAGCGCCGATAATGTCGCCAATCACACCCGTTGCGGGGGTAAACATTGAAACCAAAATACCGGCGTTCATTTGCAACTGTTTAAAGGTATCAGTTGGAATTTGAGTATATTTCAAAGGTAATCACTCCTTATTGTTAATCTATATATTCGGCTGATATATTAATTAGGACACGACGAATCATATCGTTAGTGTCTCCGATTCGCTGCATAAAAGGACTTGCTTTTTTAATCCAAAGCAATCCCTTGTCATATGAAATAGTTTTACCGCCATTGTTGAGAACTTCGGCAATCTCAAATGATTTTCGAGTAATATCAGCCCATGATGTTCCATAATACCATAGTGAGGCCGACATTGCAACGTCTGAACCAAAACTATCAATTGCGACATCATATGTAATGTACGGTAATTGAGCATCAGACGGAACCGAGGATTCATCATAAGCTTTAATGCCAAAACTACTCCAAAATTGATAGAGAGCCTGAACTTTATCCATCAAGTTTCCACTCCTCAGCAGATACATTCCGCATATCTAAACTTGCAGTATCTGGAGAAAATAGGTCATCGCCATCAGAAGTAATCCGAAAAATTTTACCATCAAATTCACGGCGCAAAACATCGTGATAATCCAACGTAATATTTTTCTTTGTAATAATTGTATAATTACTTGTTACTCCTAATGCTTGAGCTATTTTTGTTTCATTCGATGAATTGAAAACTACTGCAGCTTTAATTTTCGCACCATCCACCCAGTGAGTAATTGTTCCGCCATAGCCATCATCAGATTTAATTTTATTTAAAATAGTAAAATCTTGCATCGCAGCTTCCAGCAATGACATAAAAATCACCTCATCGATATGCGCACAATTTACGAAAAGCCTTAAGCTGATTCGCAAAAGCATCTTTCCAAGTGAATGATTTACCGTCGGAACCGGTCTTAAGTGAATAGCTATAAGGACTTAAACTTTCAGATTGATAGGGAGACTCTGCTTGTTTTGCATGATTGGCTTCCCATTCCTCAATTTTTTTGGATAAATCCAAAATATCTTGCGGAACAATCATAAGCCAGATTGCTCCGTCAAAACTTTCATCAATCAAGTTTGTATCGGGGTGCTGATAAATACCATCGTTAAACATGCTTCCTACAATACGAAAATATTGATTTTTTACCACGTTAATATTATCCGTTGCAAGTTTTCCGTCTTTTATTTCAAATTTATCGAAAATTTTGTCAACGGCAAAATAATTATTAATCTCGGCACAAATTAAATTGAGCGTTTTAAACATAATCAGTCACCCCGATAAAATTAACCCCTTGAAATAATCTGTACAAACGGGATTGCCTTTGTATCAAAGTATTTGCTGCCGTCAGTATTTTTCACGATTGACCATCTTGCCGCAGTCTTAAGCTGAGCGTCGGTCGGTGAAATAATAGCCGGTGAAGGCTGAACAAATGAAAAACCTCTCGGAGCAAAAAGCTTACGCTGACGAGTAATAAGCTCATCAATACCACCGCTGGTTTTAGGGTCACGGTAAGGCTCATTCGGTTCCTTTACACCGCAGTCACAATAATCGAATGCACCCTGGCCAAGTACATATGTTGTGTATTTCGTACCTTCTACAACATACTGATTTGCAGCAGCATCGGCCGGATGGAATGCGGCAGCGGTAACTGTTGCGAGATTTACCTGAGCACCTGTTGCGCCGCTCGCAACAATCTTAAGTGCGCCGGGTGTTGATTCTGTAGCAGCGAAATAACCGTCAACAGTTGGAACATCGTCATCAACCAATACCGTACGGCCATTCCAATCTGCAAGGGCAATACTTCTCTGAATGCCTTCAGAATCGGACTGTTTGCGATATTCGAGAATCTCAAGATTTTCGAGGTTTGTAGCAACAGTCGAATGCATAACGGCCATTGTGAAAATATTTTTGTTTGCGCCTGCTGCTTTTTGAATAGCAGTATTGAGGGTAGTCGGGCCTACATATGGGCTCGATGTATCGCTGATGTCATGAGTGTGACGAACATTAAACTTATCCGTGCTCACGCCGAAAATACCTTGAAGTTCTGCAATGATAGTTGCCTGGTCAATATCATCCCAGTATGCAACAACCTGCTTTGCGATTTCCTCCATGAAGTTCTTGCCTGTAATATCAAAAGTAAAGTCTTTTTCTTTCCATGCCTTCATACGGCCGACAACAATCATACTTTGAATGTATGAATCGATGGTGTCTGATGTAACGTTTGTTGTGCCGTCGTAGTTTAAAGCTTCACCACCAATGAGGCCAGTCATAGGAACTGAAATATAATTGCCGCCGGTCTGCGCGGAAAATTGTGTTTTCAAATCTGTACGGGTTCTGAGAATACCGGCGCTAAGAAAAGCATTTTGACGAACTCTCGGAACTGTTTCAAGATAACGGCCGAAAACTTCGGCGTTAAAATATTTTGAATCAAAAATACTTGGCATAGTTTCATTGTCCTTTCATTATTTGTAAAAATCTTTTACGATGTCGGGGTGTTCATTTGCAAATTGCATTTGCTCACCAAGTGACAACTTTTCATATTGTTCTTTGTCGCTAACATCGCTGTGCGGGGGCTTTTTTGTATCGGCACCCTTTGCCCCGTCTTCCGGAATAAAGTCTGACCATTCCGACTTGATTTCATCAGTAAACTGTTTGGAATCTGCAACTGAACCGTCTTCGTTCCACTTTATAGACTCATCGTTTGAGAGCTTTAAAATTTTGTCAATGTATTTTTCGGGAATACCTACGGTTTTAAGAATTTCCTTTTTTGCATTTAGCTTTTTTTCATTAAGTGTTCGGGCGGCCTGTTCTGATTTATATGTATCAAATTCCTTTTTGATAGCGTCATATTTATCTTTGTAAGAGTCGCCTTTTTTCAACGTTTCAAGTTCATTTTTTACGCTGTCGAAATTTTCAGCTTTTGCTTTAAAATTATCTCGTTCATCTTTCAGCGCGTCCACTGTTTCAGCATGTGCCGAAATAATTTCATCAATCTTATCGGACTCAATTCCTAAAGCCGATAAAAATTTACGTGTTAGTGCCATAATTTAGATTTCTCCTTTTCTTCGGTGGCATTTCTTCGCCTCAATCTATAATTAAATTATACCATAAAAATGTGTAGCATAACATAGTTTTATAACAAAAAATGAGGATAACTAAAAATATTAGTTATCCCCATTTTTTAAAATGTCAGTAAAATATTATTTGCAAGCTTTTTGTATTCATCGGAATGATTTGCTACAGAATTTCGGAGAAAATGCGCTCCGCCTGTGTTGTGATGCATGCTATCAATTAACTCAACATCAATAGCATAATCAACGTTTGTACCGATATAAGCTGCCTCCTCAAAAATCGCATGGGTAATGCTATTTCTTAATCGTCCGGTATCGACTGGGCAATTGGCTTTTGCATATTTTTCAGCAGTCTCACCAATAGAGCTTAAAATCATTTTTTTAGCATTTTTCATTGATGCTTTTACATTAGGAGAGTTATCGGTTAAGGTTACACTCATAAATCATCATCCTTTTCATAAAATTTACAGCTGGCATTTTGAAATAAAATTTCAAGGGGTTTGCCGTTATCTGTCGGCGGTCCCGGGTACATTTCGCAAAATGAATCCACTACGCCGCACTTAATTATTTTTTTACCTAGTTCAATGGTATCTCGATTTCGATAAGTACAATCTTTACATGCGACTTTTTCCGGGTCAGGCCATGACCCTTTCATTTCACTGATGTTTTGTTTTTTCATAATAAAGCCTCCTTCTACTTAATAATATTATAGCACATACGACCAAAGTTATACATGCAAATTTTATCCTGTTATTTACTTTTTATGTCGAGTTTTGCCTTCGTTGTATGTATCTTCATCACCAAATTTAAAGTAGTCCGGTTGCTCTACAATTTCCATTTCAACTTCATATCCACCCGGGCCCACTTGTTCAATTTTTGTAATTCTGAATTTTGTACCTCGCTGAATAATTACTTCGGCCTCATTTCCGACATCGGAATATGACATGCCGGGGGAATACAATTTTGCTTTGTCTCCAATAGTTTTACCGAAATAAGATTGCGGCTCCGCATAAATTGCATGGGTACCTTTAGGGGCATAAATTCGGTATGAAATATTATCAGAAAATCCAGTTCCTTTCGCAATGCCTGTTGACATAAATGAATGAGATTGAAATACTTTGCCTTCTAATTTTTTAAGTGAAGTAATATCACCATCCATAAGCATCGTATTTGCATCATCAAAAGATATTAAATTTCCTTCAAGTAAGCCTGCTAATCCACCACTACTACTTCCACGGACTAACCAAGTATTATCTTTTAATGTAGATTTTTCAATCGCGGTAGTGGCCTTTGTAATAGTCCTGTGATAGTCAACGTTGCCATTTTTACCATATTTGCCAAATGCTGACGGAATGGACCTCCACGAATCTTCATGGCCCCAATCAGTTTTATCGGGTCCAATATAATCCCATCTATCCCAATCGTCATGATAACCGGATAATGATTTATTAATAGGGTTAGAGTTTCGTGTATATTCCCAAACAGAATATTTTTCATTTCCGTCCAGGCTTCTCCATACTTTATCCGAATTCGGACGATGGTATTTATCAGCTTCATTTTTATCAGTAAATGCTTTTGCTGATTTTTTAGCTATCGGCGTATAAGAGTCCGGAGAAAATTTACCCGGTAAAACTTTAGGCTTAGGTTGTAACTTATCAAGCTTTTTTTGTAAAGCAACATACTGTTTGCCCTGCTCTTCAAAATGTTCAAGGTTATGCAAATATGATTCCAGCTCATTGTATTTAGCGGAACCCGGTGAAAGTTTTAAAAGCTGAGATTCATAATACTGCTTTTTCTTATCAATTGAGCCTGATAAAAGCTTTTCGGGATATTCTACAACGCTTATATCATCAACCCATATTCCGGAGTATGTAGTATTTGCAAGTGATTTCATTTGCTTTGTAATTTCATCAAGGGTTTGCTGTGTTTTAACCACTTTTTGCGTTTTAGCATTGACATCTGAAATTTTAATTTTTTTCGGAGAACCTACTACGCCTTTGTTTTGATATGCAATTAAATACTTATCAATTTTTACAGCGGATTCAGAATCCAATTCGCCTTTTAAATAGGACGCCCAGACTTCCGGGGGTTTACCTTGTGATTTTAACTCAGCATAAAAATGATTAGCAAGTGTTGTGTTTTCAGCTTTCATGTCATTATATACATGTGACATTTTTTTGCCCTGATAATCCGCTTTATTAACTGTTTGTAAGTCTTTAAATAGTTTACCATTTGCTCCGACAATATTGGCTACCAGTGTACACCGGCAATTATAAACATTCGCCGGATGAGCCGATGGGTCACCCGGGAATAATATTTTACCAAATGCGTTAATAAAAGGTTTATCGTTATCCTCTTCTTTTCCGTTGAGTGCAATATGCCAATCTCTGGTCCTTGCATCTGACGTGGTAAGCCATTGCTTTTTTATTATCAACCCGCTTTTTTCTGCGCGTGAATAAGAATCAGTTCGACCCTTATTTTCTGCTCCGGTACACATTGTTCGAGCGTTTCGAATTGCAGATTTTCGATTCATATCGCTTACATTTTCAAGGCGTGTGGCAATGGTGCTAATGGATTCTCCTTGTAAAATACCTTGTAACACTTGTGAGTTGATTTTTTTCGTATTCCATTTTTTATCCTTGCTAACGTTTAGTTTTTTAGTAGGCAAAAGTGTTTTGTCATGCAAAATTAAGTTTTTAACAGTTGATTCATCAACTAAATCAAAACTATACCCCGGGATTTTGTCTGAGATGGTGCTGCCAACTGCATTATAATTGAGAGTGTACACTCCGTTTAGTTCATCGTTGACATATGCCAATGCTGTTTGATTAACATTAGCTAATTGAGCAGTAACTTCATCGAGCATATTTTGCCAATGTTTTGACTGGAGTGTTGCCTTTTTAACCAATGCCTCGTATTTTTCTTTAAGTGCAGATTCGTCGGGAGTTCCGATGCTATTTTGCCATGCCGAATAAGCTTTATCAGTAGCTTTTTTTGATGTTGCTACATAATCATTAAATTTTTTAGTTAATTCTTTTTTAGTTTTCGAATAAACTCGGTTTAAACGATATTCAATGATTGCAATTTTCTTATCAGTTTCAGCATGTGCAAAATCAGCCATGAATTATTCCTCCTTATTTTTTTGGTGGTTTTTTATTTTTCTCATCCGGATTATTATCGTCCGATTCATCGACTTCATCTGATTCATCCGGTTCACCGGGTTCATCGCCATCAGAGGATTCAAAACGATTTGCCTCTTCTTCGATTTGTTTATTGATAATATCCGGAATCTCATCCGGTCCGATGAATGGCAAATGTTTGAGAATTGTTTCATCGTCCAAATATTGCGCAGCAGATAAAATCATTTGTGTTGATTCAGATTCATTAATAATCATTGAGCGGGTATAGGTTGCTTCATCTTCAATCCCGGCAACAGTAAGAATACCCTGTATAAATTCATCAGCCTGCACTTGCCAACGGTTAGCTTTATGATTAAGTGGTTCATATGCGGCTTTGATTTGTGTTGCCGTTACGGCACCGCTTGCAATATACTGAGGGTCAAGTGCTCCGTAATCTTTGTAAAGTTGCTTTTCAAGTCTCGTTAAGATTGTGTCACGTGCTGCATAAGGAACTTCAAGTGTATGTGCTTCAGCTTCAACATCGTCATCGAGTCCAAATACGTGGGTTGTTTTAATCTGCTGAATAAACCGAGCCATATCAACATCATCCATGCCGCCTGCATTTTTGAGCATCCAATAAATTTGCGAGGCATCGTCGAGGTCATTTGCAAAACCCGAATTGATTAAATCGTAGGCATCAATAGTCTGTTGAAGGCCTACTAATTCGGATTGTTTGTATTCATTTGCAAAAAATGGAACAATCGGGAATGTTGGATAATTTTGGCCATCATAAATGATTGTTCCATCAATTACCGATGACTTAGTTTTAAGAATATAGGCGCGCTTTTCCTTTAAAACTTCGCCGCGTAATTCATTATCGCCATCGCTTTTGTTCCAAATATATTCTGTGTAGCCATCCAGCTCATAAAGTGTCGCACGCAGCGGCTTTTCCGGAGCGATTTGCCAAAAACGAATACCAGCTTTTAATGCTCCGTCTTCCTCATCATATAGCGGAACAAATTCCGTCGCTTTAAAAACTTCGATATGGTCCAAATTAAAAAAGCCATATGCTACTCCGCCCACGAGCGCGCTTCGCCCGCATATATTTACTTTTATGTCGAAATTTTTGCCGAGTTTCTTTTTTGTTGCGGCATTTTTGAACGTGATTCCTTTGCCCAGTAAAAATTGTGATTGCTGGGTAACAAACTGATTGAAAAAATTACTCGGGATTTTAAAGTTTGCCGAGTAATTATCCGGTACACATGTGCCCTCAACTGTATAGAGCAACTTAATGTATGTGTAAATAGTAGTGTTTAAATGCCTGTCATATTCCTCTGCGGTTTTAGCCGTCCGGTATAATCGGGTTGACCTATACTCTTGAATAGCTGCATATGTAAAGCCTATTTTATTTTCTCCTGCAGTTAATAAGTCTTGATAGGTTCTCATAGTATCATCGCTCCTTGTCGTTTTGGTTTAGCTATGTGTAAAGTCTTGACCAAATAGCGCATTGAATCCATCGCATGGTCATTAATTTTGATAGGTATATCAGTTCCCGCTTTTTCATCCCAAGCGTAGCCCTCGGCTTCTTCTCGCCAGTGCTTCAAATCCGGTGATATTTTAATTAATCCGGTTTTAAGAGCTGTCGCTGTTTCACGAATTCCGTCGGCTACGTCATTATTTGCCTTTTGGACCTTCGCCCATCCTCGTTTTTTAAGCAATGCAATAAAGCTTGCTGCTGATGGGTCAATGATGGTTAAAAGTTTTTGGCCTCTTTCCAATGGTACATCGCGCACAAACTCGTCGAGGTCTTTTCCATATTCCTCATCAGTCTTTTGTATGCCTTTATCTCGGCCTGAATAATAATATTCTTTGTAAGCATACCATACTCCGCCGACTTGTTTCCACAAATAAGCTGCAAAAGCGTTTTGTGTGCCGTAGTCAATACTTAGCACATACTTTTGGCCTGTATTATTCGGAACCTCACATATAGCATTTTGATACATTGGATAAATTAAGCCTTCAGCTAATGCCCATCGGCCTTGAATGTATCGGTCATAGTAAACCGTTCCGGCATATTCTTTGCAAATTGAATCAACATAATTTTTTGACAAAAATGGGTTATCAAAAATTACATAGTGTTGAATGTAAGAATCAATTTCCTTATCATCAATAAACTTTTTAAGCCAATGACTTGGATATTCCGGGTTGCATGCCCCGTCAAAACACGAATAAGGCTTATCAAGTCTTGACTTTAACATCTCGAAAACATCAGGGCTCCATTTAGCGATTTCATCACCGTAACAATATTTAATCGATGAACCTTGAATTTTTGCAACTTGACTCTTTTTTTCTGCGCCTAAGCAATATACATCTTGCCCACAGATTCGAGCCAAATTTCGGCCATTTATTTGACCGACTAATGCATCGGTATAAATCTCTCGCATAGGTTCAAGCACGTTTCTTTCAATAGACTCTTTGGAGACTCCCAAAATTACAGCGAGTCCTGTTTTACCGGCAAGCATGCGTAGTCTATAGGGAATAATAAAAGCTACATCGACAAAACTCTTGCCGGAACGGACTGCTCCGACTTTTAAATTCCAGCGATGATTTGCATTGACAATATACTCATTCTGCTTCGGGCTGAGTTTCAACATCAACTTCATTCTCCTTTTGTTGATTTTCTTTTTCTTGAGCTTGCTCCTGAGCTTGCTGATTTACTGAAACTAAAATTGCATCAAGTTTTGCAAGAGCGGATTTATCTTCAACCGGACGTTTATCTCTCCACTCATATGGTTTTCTATTTTTAAGCCAATAGATTTGCGCAGTTGTGTCTGGTGGAACATGTCTGGTAATTCGTTTGGTTTCTTTCATTTCATAGCCTGTGCAAACACCTGTTGTTTTATCATAAACCGGTACAGATTCTTTTGTAACTTCTTCATAAAAATAACCCGTCGCGCGCTTATATAATGCGTTCTCAACTTTTCTATCGGTTACGTCTTTTCCTTTTTTTAAGGCTTCGTCGAATAAGGGGGAATCTCCTCTCCATCTTCGAAATGTACCAAAGCTGATTCCGATGTTTTTATATATGTCTTCATTGGTTAATCCATCTCTTGCCCAACCGGCTACACGAATTAATCCGTCGCCTTGCGTCCAGTATTCCTTATCTGATTTTCCTCGCATGCAATCACCTCTGATTCTATTATATCACAAATTTTTGAGTAGTAAAATACCCTAATTTAAAAAATACGCAGCTTTCGCTGTTTTTAAATTATTTTAAAAAGTCAAGTAGTCAAGATGATTCTTATTTTATACTTTTTTAGCTAAAAACATCAAAAAGTTAAAACAAATCACTGATGAATTACCTCAATTACTAAAAAATAGAATTTATCTTGACTACTTGAC